GGTCTTTGGAGACCGGCCAATCAGGGCCGAAGGTGGGGGGGCTTGCGCTGATCGGCGCGCCTCCGCCACTGCTCGCCCAGCGCCGTCAGCAGATCGCTGCCGCGATCATGCATTGCGTCGTGGCACTGTGCGCAAAGGGATACAAGATTCCATCGCTGCCACGCCAGCTCCGGATACATCCCTGCTGGGTAGCAGTGGTGCACAGTCGTCGCCGCGCGGTGCTTGCCATAGCGCAGGCACTGCTGGCACAGGTAGCCATCGCGCCGCAGGATGCGCGCGCGCAGAGCCGTCCATCGCTTGTCCGCGTAAATGCCGGTCGCCATGCGGGCTATCACCTCCGTGGAGACCGGCAGCAAAAAAAGAGCCGGAGCCAGCAAACGCACTCTCGTGTCGCTTACCGGCTCCGGCTCTCAAAGCACTGGCCTCTCGATATGTCGATTATGATCTCACTTTTGCAGTCGCGGCAAAACACCGGGATGTTTACGCCCTCGGTGTCGCTACGGATCTTTGCCAGCCGTCGATTGCGGTGGCATACAGGGCAGACGAGATATCCCGCCCTTACGGTTAACATTTTACCACGCAAGCATTGATTTTGCAAGACTTTCCCTCCCGTTTTTGTCATGGCTGCGTCTAAAGATATACACAACCCCAAGACAGATAATATAGGCGTCTACTCCTTGCGTGCTCGGCGCTCCGGCAGCAGATACACTATATAATCATAGCATCCAAACTCGTTTTGTTTGTGGTCCGTGTCCAGTATGTACGCGCCCGGCGGCGCGGTGACCGTGACCGACTCGTCCACCATCTCGGACTCCTCGACCGGCTTGCGCAGGTTGCGGCTGGCGTTCCAACCGCGGTCGCCGACCGCGGTTGCCGGTGCGTCCGGGTTGCGCTCGTGGAGCAGGTACTGCGCCAGCTCCAAAAAATCGTCATGCACATACATCTCCGTCTCGCCGATCGGCAGGATCTCGACGTTGTCGCCGTTTGGCCACAGCGCGCGGATGGTGTCGTAGTCTCCCGCGCCCGTCGCACTGATGATCAGATGGTGGTGCAGTCTCCGGCTGCCATCGCTTTGCAGCTCCTGCGTGACGTACACGTAGCGCAGCTCCTTGCCGGCCCGCCGGTACTGCCGGCGCATCCGATCAAAAAATGCGGCGACCTGCTTTTTTGCAGCCTTGCGGTTTGGCGGCAGATGCGCGTCGTCGTATGTAAGCGTCACATACAGGTCGCGGCGCGAAAAGTTGGCGGCGAGCTGCATCTGCAGCTTCTGGTACGCAAAGCGATAGTTTAACTTTTTTCGCGCCGCCGATGAGCACTTGGCTTTTTCGGCGCGCGCCCTCGGCGCATCCGTCGCCAGCACCTGCGTATAGCAGACAGCGCGCACAAGACGGCCGGCCGTCTGCTTTTTAAGTCGTTTTGTTTTTGCCATGTGCCCCCCTAAAACAGCGACATTTGCGCGGTGTGCCGCGCGAAGCGCTGCTCCTGCAGGTCAAAATAGGTTTTGTCAATCTCGAAGCCGACAAAGTCAAAGCCGAGATGATATGCCGCGATCCGGCTGCTGCCGCTGCCGAGATGCGTATCAAGGATCCTGTCGCCCGGCTTTGCGAACTTTGCCAACAGCCACTCATAGAGCTCGATCGGCTTTTGCGTCGGGTGGAATCTGTCCTCTCGCCCAGAGCCGCCGGACGAAAAGCACTCGTGCATGGCGGCGTTTCGGTTGAGTGACGTCCACGCATACTCCACCGGCGCCATCGAGAAGCCCTCCAGTGGGATGTTGCTTTTGCGCCAGATGATAAAGCAGCGGGTTGGCGGCAGGCCAAAGTAGTTACCGCCCCAGATGATCTGGTTTTTACTGACGCGCGCGAGCTGCTGGAAGTACTCCAGCGGCGGCGCGACATCCCAGTGTGAGATGTCCGAGCTAAAGACACCCCCTGTGTGCATCTGATACTTGGCCGACCAGCTCCCGCCCGTCCGCGTTGTCGATATGGTACTTGTCAAACCGGCCGCCGAAGCGCGAGCGTTTGCGGTGCTCGTAGTCTGCGTGTCCGCCGACGAGCCCCGTCGGCCCGGCTCTCTCTCTCTCTACTTGAACAAACTGTGAACTCGCCCCTCCGCCGTATGGCGGGTCAACGATCGCGAGGTCAAACGCTTTGTCCGGCATTTGCCGCATCGCATCCATGCAGTCCATGTTATACGCCTCGTTGATGTTATCTCCTCCTCTCATCAGACGCAAAACGGCGGGGCCGCAGCCCCGCCATCCCTTTTTACTTGTTTTCGCCAGGCGCAAAAGCGACGCCGACCGCGTGCGCGATCTCCCAGCGGTTAATATGCGCGAGATCTGCAAGCCGCGCCTCTGCCGCCACGCTGTTGGTAAAAGGTCGCTCGCCGAGAACCGGCAGCCACTCGTGCGTGCGCGGTGATCGCATACAGATCGACCAGCCGAGCTGGTCATCGACGACCTTGCGGCGCACTGCAAAAAGATAGTTGCGCCGCCGATATGTAACGCTTTGCATACACATCACCCCCCAATGATGTCGATCTCGTACTCCTCGCGCAGCACACGGATCAGATCCGTCGCGGACACATAGCCGTCCCGCACGCTCTCGCTCAGCGCCTCTACTTCTCTCCAGATGCGCTGGAGCTGCTCGGCGTCCATGCCTTCCTTGTCCAGCAGGGCGGTAAAAAAGATCGCAAGCGTCACGCGGCAGGCATCTGCCGTCGCCGTGTCCTTTGCGCGCTGCACGTCCGCCTGTGTCGCCGGTCTTCGGCGCGGGTTAATCCGCTTTGGCATCATCGTCACCGTCCATTCTTGCCTGCGCTTCAAAGTAAAACTCAATCGGTTTTTCGGCCTCGATGACATTGCCATAAACCACGCCGACCTTGTAGATATAGTTCTCGCGCAGCTTTCGCGGAATTTCTGCGATGTACCGTCTAAAAGTTTCAAGTGAATTTGCACGCTTGTAGTGATTGCACATTCGGCAGGATGGCATTAGGTTGTCAAGGTCATCTGTTCCAGCGTCCTCAATCCCCCACGCCCTCAATGGTTGAAAATGGTCTACCTGCATATCCTTGTAGGAGATTTCGCGTCCACAATACGCACAGTGGCCATTATACTTTCGGTAGACCGCTTCACGCTTTGATTTGCTAATTGCCATCATTCATCGCCTCCAATGCTTTTTCCGCCTCCTCGCGGGTCAGAAATACGGTCTTGCCGAATGCTCCAAATGACGCGCTATACGCATCTCCATGGCTACCGATTGGCTTGCGGTAGCGGTTCATCCTATCACACCCCCCGCTACGATGGCATCCACAGGTGCAGGATCAATCATCCAGATCACCTCCAGCTGCTGGGCCGAGCAAAAGATCCTGATGCTGCAGCAACGCATACGCGCTTCGCATAATTTTTGTGCTGCAATCGTCAACGCTATACAATGGGCACCGAGTGCAGTCCACATCCAGCTGCGGGTTCGCGCACATGCTTAAACCATCCATCACCTCGCCCCGTGTCAGCCCATCAAAAAGGCGTTCCGTTGTTGCATCGTAAATCTCTTTTGCGACGTACACCGCCCAAGCGTGCTCCAGCTGCGCGCCATCGCTGTCCTGCCAGTCCGGCAAAAACATGATCGCATCGGCGCTGTCCATTTGCGCAAAATTGATCCGCATATAGTCGCCTTTGCTCATGCCCTCCGGCAAGCGCGCCGGGTTAATCGGCGTGTGCCCGGCGGCGCGGAGTTCCGATGCGGCCTTGCCAAACTTAGCCTTGTAATCCGGATCTCCCGTGATCTTACCTGCTATGTAGATTTTCATGCGTCGTCCTCCTTTTGGCTCTCTCGCTGCGGCAGCACCGTAAAGTGCGGGTCGTCCGTCCTGCCGAGCAGATAGTCCGTAGTCACGCCGAGGATATCCGCCGCAGCGACCAGCGCGTCGAGCGACTCGACAGCCACACTCCTGTAAGGAGCATAATACGTGTCGCCACTCGCAAGCCCCGCCACAGTGGTGTGCAGTGCCTCGGCGACTGCCTCCTGCTCTCCGTATTCGGCCAGCGCGTGCGTCAGTCTGTCCCAGTAGACACGGCACTTGCTCTCGCGCTCCTCGCGGCGCTTGGCAGCCTCGTCGTTCGCGCGCTGCTCGGCCTCGGCCTTATCCTCGCGGAGCTGCAGGTGCCTGTCCTTGGCGACCTTGCAGTACTTGTCGCACGTAGCGACGTCGTAGCACTCCATGCAGCAGGTGCACTCGCATCTGCGCATGTAGTTGGCGGTCGTCTTTTGCAGCGATTTGACCATGTTGCCGCACGGGACGCCGCATGCATACTTGCACTTGCGGGCGGCGAGACTGTCGCGGTCGCTCAGGATGCGCTCGGCCTCGCCGCAGCGCATGGCGCCCAGGCCGTCCTGGCCGTTGCCCTTGACCTTGGCGATCAGTTGCTGGTCGTCCGCGGAGCACTTGGC